CCCGGAGATCCACACGGTCGGCGACTGGGCCATCACCTCGGCGGCGATCCCCACCCCGGACCTGAGCACCCTGTTCGACGCGACGATCCCGGGGAAGATCCAGATGGGCACCACCACGATCACGATGTACGCGGACTCCACGAGCACCGACGCGCGGACGCTGCTGCCCCGCGGCACCACCGGCTACATCGTGAAGTTCCCCGAGGGTGACGTGACCGGCCGGAAGATGGACGTGTTCCCCGTCAAGGTCGGCTCCCAGGCCAAGCCGACGGTGCTGGGCAGCCCGTCGGACATCACGTTCGCGTTCTACGTGACCAAGACCCCCGCCGAGAACGTCGCGGTACCGTAGCGGTGGCGTACCTGGATAAGGCCGCCATCCTGACGGCGGATGACCTGGGGCGGCGGGAGGTCGCCGTCCCGGAGTGGGGCGGCACCGTCCTGATCCGCGGGCTGACCGGCGCGGAACGGGACGCCTACGAGGCGTCGATGCTCAGGCAGCGCGGCACGGAGATGGTCGCGAACCTGCAGCAGATCCGCGCCGGGCTCGTCGTCCGCTGCTGCATCGACGCGGACGGGAAGCGCCTGTTCACCGATCATGACGTGGGCGCGCTCGGCGAGAAGTCCGCCGCCGCCCTGGACCGGGTGTTCGAGGCGTGCGCCGGCCTGTCGCGCCTGACGGAGAAGGACATCGGCGACCTGGCGGGAAACTCCGGGGCCGCCCCGGGCGGCGATTCGCCTTCGCCCTAGCGGAGAAACTCGGCTGCACCGTCGCCGAGCTGCTGGAGCGGATCTCCTCCGCCGAGCTCGCCGAGTGGATGGCCGAGTTCCGGCTGCGGGCCGAGGACGCCGAGGCCGCGCGGGCGCCGGAGGGACAGCGGCCGGACCCGGGAGCCGCGGGCGGCCTGGCGGGCACCTGACGGGGAGGAAAGAGGCGGCATGGCTGATGCGGCATCGGAGCTCGAGGCGCTCGCCTACCGGCTGCGGCTGGTATCGGACGGCGGGCTGCTCCGGGAGCTGACGAAGGCGATGCGCGACGCGGTCTCCCCGGTGCAGGACCAGGTCCGGGCCGGGCTGAAGCCGCACATGCCCGGCCGGTACGCGGAGGTCCTCGACGCTGACCTGCGGCTCGGCAGCAGCGTCCGCACGGCAGGCAGCGACCCCGGCGTGTCCCTGACCGCCCGGTCTGCCGGGAAGAACCGCAAGCTGCGGCGCCTCGACTCGGGGCTGCTCACCCATCCGCTGTTCGGCAACCGGGAGCACTGGTACACCCAGGAGGAGCCGTCCGTGCGGCCCGGCTGGTTCACCGGCCCCGCGCGGGACGCCGCGCCGCAGGTCCGCGCCGCGATCGAGAAGGCGCTGGACGACGTCGCGGCCCGCGCCGCGGGCAGGGGCGCGTGAGCGATGGCCTCGATCACGTTCGAGTTCCTCAGCCGGGGCGCTGACAGCCTGGCGGCCGACTTCGGCAGGGTCGGCGACAGCGCGGGCGGCGCGTCCCGGGGCGCGAAGGTCCTGCACGACGTCATCGACCGGCTGGGACCCGCAGAGAACCGGACGGCGGAGGAGTCGAGGCGGCTCGCGGCCGCGCTGCGGCTGACCGGCGACGCGGCGGACCGGGCGGCTGCCAAGGTGGTGGTGGCGGACGCCGCGATCCGCCGCCTGGCCGACGCGGAGGCGGAGGCGTCAAGGAAAGCGGGCAGCGCCGGCGGCGGCGGGATCTTCAGCCGCCTGCTCGGTGCCGCCTCAGGCGCCGGCGGCAGCGGTCCCCTCCCGCTGCCGGGCTTCCTCGCTAACCCGTACGCCATCGCCGGCATCGCCGCCGGGGTCGCCGCCCTCCTGCCGGAACTGGTCGCGGTCGTGTCCGGGTTCGCGGCGGCAGGCGCCGGCGCGGGCGCGTTCGCGCTGCTGGCCGCCCCCGCGGTCAAGAACGTCGAGAACGCGTACGCCAGCCTGACCAAGGCGCAGCAGGCGTACGCCGCCGCGCAGGCCAAGTACGTCGAGTCGCCGACGAAGGCCAACGCGACGGCACTGGCGAACGCGCGGCTGCAGCTGGACCTGACCCGCGACTCGCTGGCCAGGCTGCCCAGGAGCGAGCAGGACGCGGTCACCGGCCTCCAGGGCCTCGTCACCCAGTTCGGGAAACTGTCCGCCGCGTTCGCGCCGCAGGCATTCAGGATCTTCGCCGACCTGCTGAAGATCGCGGATAACCTGCTTCCCGTCGTCACCCCGTTCGCTACCGCGTTCGCGGGCGCCCTGGACGGCATCTTGAAGCAGGCCGCCAAGTTCACCGGCTCGCAGGGCTTCAAGGACTGGCTGGCGCAGTTCCAGAAGCTGACAGGCCCGTCGCTGACCGCGATCGGCGAGGGCATCGGCCACCTGGTCACCAGCTTCGGGAAGCTCCTGACGATCTTCTCCGCGAAAGACGTGGTGAACGCGATCAATATCGCGTTCAGCGTCCTCGACGGCACCCTGATCGTGCTGATCAAGACTACCGAGTTCGTGAAGTCCGCATGGGACAAGCTCACGGCCGCGTTCGTGATCGACCGCCACGAGATCGCGAACCTCTTCGACGGGATGCGCCACGATATCGCGAACTGGGGCCACAACATCGCCTCCGTGTTCGACGAGTCCCGCGCGAACGTCGCCCGGTGGGCACTGGACGTGCAGCGGGCCGCCGACAGCGTGGTGAAGTGGTTCCAGGCGCTGCCCGGCAGGATCACCAGCGCCCTCGGCAACGCGGCCACCGTCCTGCTCTCCTGGGGCAAGGGCGTCATCCAGGGCCTGCTGGCCGGGATGACCAGCGTCATCGGCCAGGTGTGGGATTTCGTCAAGAACATCCCCTCGAAGATCCTGCACTTCCTCGGCATCAAGTCACCGCCGCAATGGGCGATCGACGCCGGCAAGCACATCATCAACGGCGTCGGCATCGGCATGCAGCAGGCCCAGGCCTCGTTCGCGAAGGCGTCCGCCGCGGCCGGCGCCGCAGCCGCGACCAGCCTGGGATCCGGCGGCGCCGGGGCGCTGGCCGGCGGCCCCGGCGTCCGGCGGTGGGCACCTACGGTGGTCCAGGCGCTGAAGCTCGCGGGCCTGTCGCCGACACTGCGCGACGCGGTGCTGTACCAGATGCAGACCGAGTCGGGCGGCAACCCGACGATCGTCAACAAGTGGGACAGCAACTGGAAGGCCGGACACCCGTCGGTCGGGCTGATGCAGGTCATCGACTCGACTTTCAGGACTTTCGCCGGGCGGTTCCGCAGCACCGGGCCGTTCGAGTACGGCGTATCGGTCAACCCGCTGGCGAACATCTACGCCGCCCTGAAGTACGCGGAGGCCAGCTACGGGCCGGGGCTGCGGAACGCCGAAGGCGGCATCGGCACCGGCCACGGATATGCATACGGTACCGGCTCCGCGATCCCCGGCTGGGCGTGGGTCGGCGAGGGAGGCCCCGAGCTGCTCCGGTTCCGCGGCGGCGAGCAGGTCCGGCCTGCCCCCGATGCCCACCAGCTCCACCTCCGGCATCTCCATCACCTCCATGAGGAGCACCTGGAGCACCTGGAGAACAGCGGTGACCTGGCCGCCGAGATACGGGGGCTGCGTGGCCAGATGGAACGGCTGATCCAGGTGGCTGCGGCGATCCCCGCCCGCACCGGGCAGCACGTCGCCGCCGGGGTGAACAGCGCGGCCGCCGGGGGCTCGTTCCGCCGCCGCTACCCGTCCTAGGAGGCTGAGCAGTGGCGAATAGCCTCGTCGTGGCTAACACCATCGAGCTGCTCGGCGCGGAGGGCGGCGTCGCGTCGGCCATCCCCGCGTGCGCCGGTGCGATCTTCCTGCTCGCCGACGACGGCACCTACGACCTGGGCAGCCACCAGCCGACCGCCGACTACGTGGCATCGCTGATCCTCGACGGGGAACGCCCGTTCGGGCGCCGGTCCTCCAACCGGACGATCACCCTGCCCGTCAAGATCGTCTCCCCGAACGGCGACCTGAAGCTCCTCGCCGCTGCCCGGGAGGTCCTCGAGCAGGCCGTCGACCAGGACACGTTCACGATCACGTGGACCCGCGACCCCGGCAGCGGCACCCGGATGCCGCTGGTGCTGGACTGCTTCCGCGCGCAGCCCAGCAAGCCGCTGTACTCGCCGCTGACCGAGCAGCAGGGCGTCATGTGGATCACCCTGCAGATCCCCGCCCTCCCCTACGGCCGGTCCGACACCCAGTACACCCCGGCATTCACCGGCGCGGTCCCGCAGACCCCGACGCCGCCGCCGCCCCCGGCGCCCGTCGTGCTGGACAACTTCTCCACGATCTCCGGGCCGCAGTTCTCCCAGAGCACGCAGTGCACGGTCGGCCCGTTCACCGCCCTGTGGGATCCTGACGGGTTCGGCGACGCGGGCGGCCAGAACACGCAGCTGTCGTACAGCTCGAAGTTCACGGCGCCACTCAACCTCACATCGATGACGTCGCTGGCGTTCTGGCTGGGCCTGGGCTCCCGCTGGTACCCGCGGCTGGAGTACCCGGGGCGCATCCACGGCACGTCCGTGGCCGTGACGCTGGCCGACACGAACGGCGCGACGATCAGCATGGCGCGGAACCACCTGCGCCTCCCGGTCACCCCCATCGCGCAGGCGCCGGTGTTCACCCGGGTCAGCATCCCGTTCCCCGCCGCCAGCGGCACGTTCCTGTACAGCTCGGTGGCCTCGTACACGCTGACGATCACGAACCGGTGGGACCGCGGCATCCCCCGGCTGCAGTGGGTGACGGCGTACCTGGACGCGCTGACCGCCTACCCGGACACGCAGACTGCCGCGCCGGTCACCCGCGGGAACCTGTACACCCTCTACGGGCTGCTCGGCACCGCGCGGGCGCCCGCGTCGCTGTCATTCCAGCAGCCCCCGACCGCGGGAACCCCGACGACGATCACCGCGACCGGCGTCAGCACCTATACGGTGCCGGGCGGGACGGCGTGGCTGAAGGTCGAGGCGGCCGGCGGCGGCGGCGCGGGCGCCACCCAGACCACCAGCGGGGTCGGCGGCGGCGGCGGCGGCGCGGAATACGCCCGTGAGGACATCTTCGCCTGCAGCGCCGGGCAGGTCATCCCCTACGCCGTCGGGGCGGGCGGGACGCCCGGCGCGTCGCCCGTCGACGGGGCGGCCACCACGTTCGGGCCGGGCCCGTCCGGGACGCTGGTCGTCCAGGCGAACGGCGGGAAGTCCGTCGCGCAGAACTCGATCACCGGCGGCGCGGCAGGCACCGGCAGCACGAACAGCGTGCACTATGACGGCGGCGCGGGCCGGACCGCGTCCGGGTCGGTCGGCGGCGGCGGCGGCGGCTCCGGCGGCTCCTCGAGCCCCGGCCAGACGCCGATGGGCACCGCGGCGGACGTGTTCACCACGTCCGGCGCGCAGACGTGGACGGCCCCGGCGGGCGTCACCCAGGTGTACGCGGAATGCTGGGGCGGCGGCGGGTCCGGCGCCACCGGCGGGTCCGGGAAGAACGGCGCGGGCGGCGGCGGCGGCGAGTACGCGGCCGCGTTCGTGGGCGTCACCCCCTCGACGGTCTACAACCTGACGGTCGGCGCGGGCGGCACCGCCGTGACCGGTACCGCGCTCACCGGCAACGCCGGGGCGAGCTCGCTGTTCACCGGCGACGTCGCGACGGTCACCGCCCACGGCGGCAGCGCTGGCACGGCGGCCACGTTCGGCGGCCAGGGTTCCGGCGGCTCGGGCAGCACGGCCAGCGTCCATTTCAGCGGCGGCGCGGGCGGCTCCGCGTACCCG